AACAGACAGTGAACGATTAGGTAAACTTTCAGTTACAACCCTACCTACTACAGGAACCTTCTCAAGGAAGTTGTGCTCATCTGATATAACACCCATTACTTTACCGTTAGGGGTAACCTTAGCTAAATAGTTTACGCCACCTTCTGTTACAGCGTTACCTACGAAGGAGCCAGTGACCCACATGCCGTTCTTCTGTGCCTTCTCAAAGGTATCGCTGTTACCTGATAAAGTCCATTTAGGTGTTTGCCCCTTCTTAAGATTCTTGTTAGTCTTTACATTAGCCTTAGACATTGCATTAAGTCTATCCCAAAGTTGTCTCTCCGTTAGGTTACCTTCCTTAAACAAAGGTTTCAAAGAAGATACTACTCCACTCTTACTCTGGAAATCAAAGTGGTGCTGCCCAGAAACCATGTCACCTGAGCCTGCATTCTTGATTCTTATGTGAGCACCTTTAGTTTCCCCTAAGGGTTTACCGTCAGCGCCTTTCCATATGTTCCTAACATGGTTATCTATTATGTTTAGGTCGTTATCGGACACACTCACGGCCCTGCCTGATTCATACCTACCCTTAAGATCGTTGTCTTTAATTAGGGAAGAGTAGGAACCTTCTGTAGCAGGTACCGGCTCCGTTAGGTAACTTCGGTTCTCTATGTCCTTAACTGCCTGAGCCTTAGGGCCTACCCTGCCTGCTTGATCTGGTATGAGTGAGCTAGAGGCCTGAGATTGTGCTACGGCTTTTGCTTCAGCCCTAGGTGTCCCAGCGGCTAGAGCTTCTTTAGCAACATCTTGAGTTGTTTTGTTTATCCCTTGCCCTCTATACGTTGCTCTTTGAGAAGGGCTTAATGTTTGCTGGATTCCCCTAGCTGCGCTATCAGCAGCCCACCCACCAAATGACGTAACCTTCTCACGGATGTTAGCAATCTCTTGAGGACTATTAGCATTAGACAGCATAGGACCTACCTTAGGTATCTTCGCTAGTTTCTCCTTTTGATTAAAAACTAAGTTGTCCATAGCCCCTGCCTGAGCATTACCTGAGGGCGCGTAGTTATTAGGTATGTAGTTACGCGCAGAACTCAAGGCATTGCCTTTGAGACTATTAGCTCCTGAGAGTGCTCTAGCACTGTTAACACCACCAGTAAACAAACCCCCACCTATTAGGTTAATAGGATCAGCTACAATGTCTAGGAATGTATTACCAGCGGCGTAGAGAGGCACTGGCAAACCCTCTGGAGAAAACCATTCGCTCTTGTCGCCACTAATGGATTCCTTTAGATATTCCCTAGGGGCATTCATAGCAGTATCTACGGCTCCGCTTACGACTTCCCTAGTTTTATCTACGTTTTCTGCTCTTCTTTGCCTGACGTTTTCTTGCTGCTTCTCTCTCATTACATAATAATCAGAGGGTTCTTGGGCAGCGCCGTAGTTCCTTAAGAACTTAGTTACCCAGTTATCCATTAGAGGCTTCCTTCTCTTCTGCCTTCATCTCTTCATCAATTTCCTTAAAGGCTGCGTTAAGGTACGTGTAGACTGCTCGGCTGTCAGTGATTAACGATTGCTTCTTAATAGGATCTGTAGTATCCTTAATCTTCTTGGCAATCTCTGACATCATATCTCTCTTAATGTAAGCCAGCTTTGCTCTCCCCTTGGCTGGCAGAGGCCTCTTAAGTTGATTCTTAATGATGAAGTAAGGGGAAAGTACAGCAGTTCCTCCTAATACATAGGCAGCGTTACTTGCTACAGCTAACGCAGAACCACCAAGAAATTTCTCAATGCCTAACTCCTGCATAAACCTACCAACAGTAGAGTTAGCCTCTTTAGCGGCCTTAGTGCCTAAGGATCCTATGGTGGGTATTATCTTTGACATCTGAGTAAACAAACCTTGTGCCTCTGGGACTACACCATATATTGTCTCATTGACTGCGTTACGTACAGCCATAGAAGCTAGGTTTCCTGTGTTAAGCTTAGTACCGTCTACATTGTAACCCATTCTCTTAAGGCGATCATCAAACATAGACCTAGCCACCCTGAGACCCTGAAGAGTACCCCCTTGCTCATCTAAGATGGATAGAAACTCTTTGAACAACTTTGCTGTCTCAGCTTCGGCTGCTTTGTTAGACATTAACTTAGGGTTACTCTCTACCATCTTATCAAACTGCGCCCTAGTGTTTGCCCTAAGGTTAGTATCTATCTGAGGCCAGTTAATCTTCTTCTCGTTCCTCGCGAGTAACTTCATAAGGTTATCTTCTAAACCTTGGTAGTACGTCTGTAACTTATTGTAGTTCTCCTGTAATGTCTTATTACCGGACAACCCAGCTTTCTTAGCTACGTCTACAAGCTCTAGTTGGTCTGCTGTCGCAAGTTGCTCTTGAACCCCTAATGGTCCTTGCGGGTCGGTCGTTAGTTCTACTTGCTCTGGAGTCTTCTTATCTTGCTCAAAGAGTATCTTATATATATCAGCGTCATCTCCTGCTAAGGGTTTAACCTCATTACGCAGGCCCACACGTTCCATCTTCATAGGCGTGTAGTCAGGGACAGCCTTAGATGAGAACTTAGCGAAACCTACGTCTAATATGGCTGTCAGGTTAGCGGCCTCGTTAGGGTTAGACTCCTTAAATGATTCCCAAGCCTTCACGCCCTGTCCAGCAGCATTTAGAGCCATTTGACCACCTTGAGTTTTCATAAGATCCTGAAAGGCCTTCAAGGAGTCTTCCCTGAACTCCTCTGGGAGCCACCCTACGCCCTTCTCAGCGCCGTAGAGGACCATCTCTGATGCACCATCAAAGATCATAGAGAGTGGCGTAGTGGCTGTCTGAAGCAGCACAGAGGGTATGTTAGTATTCTGCCTGTATTGCTCCTGAAGGACCGCAGGGTCACTTAAGGCTTGCCCTAGCTGCTGATTACCGTTACCACCGTAGGTACTAGCCATTCTAGAGAACACTTGAGACTGCTTCTGTATCGCCCTCTCATAAGGCTCTGCAAAGACTCTCTGGAAGAATGATACATCCTCATTCTCTACATCAGCGTTGTCTGTAGATACAGTAGAAGCTTCCCATGCTCTATCAAAAGCAGAGTCAGGGTCTACGTTTAACTCCTTCTCCTGCTCAGGGGCAACCAAAGGATCCCCTGTAGCTGGAGTGGCAAAGGCTCTATCAAAAGCATCCATAGATTCGTTAGGCATTAAAAGGCCCTCATTTTAACAAACTTACCGTCAATGAGTTCATATCTAGATCCTTGAGGACCATCGGGAGCATAGAATACTTTACCTGTCGTAGGATCTTGGGCATAGCCTCTAGCTTTGTACGTAGGGCTGTTCCATTCTACGGTATCCCTAGGAGGAGCACCTGACGCTACCTTCCTGATGTTGATAAGGTGGTTTTTAATGTTGTTTAAGGCTTTTGCTTGCGCTTCTGCTGACATACCTACTTTCAGCGTATCTACTGTAGACTGTAACGACAGAAATTCTATGTTGGATATTTGACCTAAGCCTGTTCCAGAGGCTCCATACTTAGCAGCTTCTTCTTTCATGGCGTTAATCTGGTCAAAACCTAAGTTAGCCTTAAGGCTTACTATTTCAGCATCACGGTCATAAGCATCTCTTCCATAGACATTGGACAAAACACCACCAACAAGGCCTGTATCCCAACCAGAGGCACTATCAATTAAACCCTGCGCTCGGTTCTCTTGGAAAACTAACTTATCAATAAGTTGTACTTGGCCTTCTTGGTTCTCGGGCGTGTCAGGCTTAAGGGTTTGTATTACGTCCCCTGTGTTTCCATCAAACATTACGAGAGAACCATCGTCCATCTTCTGAGACTTGACGTTTCTACCCTTAGGCTCCGTAGGCTTAAAAGGTGCCTCGGTTATCACTTCACCTGTGGCTGTGTCCACTAATTGACTACCGGGAGACATAAGCTGAGTCTTTCGCTCCTTAGGCTTAGAGGCTTCCTTTAAGAAGGTCCTAAGTTGCTCGTCAGAGGCACCCCTGAGGCCTACTAAAGTGGCCTCAAGTTGATTAGGGTCATTAATCATCCTTTTAGCAACATTAGTGGCGTTCTGCTCAAGCGCGTACCTCTGAAGCTCTGCGCCTTGTGCGTCCACCTTCTTACCCACAGCTTCCGCACGTACATCTGCCCTCTCCCTACTCTTGTCAGCAATCTCTCCTCTTCTAGTGGATCTTGTGACAGCCTGTTGAGCAGCCTCAGAGAACACCTTGGCTAACTCCTCGTTACCTTGGGCTTGATACTTTTGAGACTGAGCGTTCAGTAGAGGTGCGTTATCTGAGTTGTTCTGAAGCACCTGCATAACCTGAGCTTGTTGTTCTTTCCTATCCTTCTCTTGCTTCATCAGCATAGGAGTTCCAGATATGTTTTTACCTATGTCAAACAAGCCTTCGCTATAACTAGGATTCCCTAGTCCCTGTAGAAATTGATTTGAGAATCTAGCCATTACTTAACTCCCTTTACCTAATTGACTTAGTGCACTACCAATGAGGCTAGTAGCACCACCACCTGCTTGAGCAACTGGGCTAAAGATACCACTAAGTAAACCAGATCCTAAGTTACCTAAGAGGTTAGCTTGTGCTTGCTCTGCTATTAGTCGAGCCTCAAGGCCACCCATAGCTGCTTCACCAAAGAGGCCTGCGCCAGAGAGTTGACCACGTTGGCCTAGCTGTGCGTACATCTGATTCTGAGCCTGTAGATCATTCATCTGACCCTGTGGTATATAAGCACCAGCCAAAGATCCTAAGCCTAGCTTCTGTTGTGCTCCTAAGAGCGCAATGTCTTGTGCAGACAACTGAGAACCTAGCTCAGACATTCCTAAGCCGAGGCCTGCCTGTTGTGCCTGCAAGTCTCCTGCCATTTTAGCGAGTGCTGCTGACTGACCAGACGATGTGACTGCCCTACCTAAGCCTTCAGTCTGCAACTGAGACTCAATCTGGTTTGCACTCAAGCCTAGCGTTGATAACTGTGACGCCCTAGCTTGTGCTTGAGTCTGTATGTCACTAGACAGCCCCGCTTGTTGTCCAAACATACTACCAAAGGTTTTAGCTTCACCTAAGGACTGCTGACGTTCTGCCTGAGCTTGCTGAATAGCAGCTAACGAAGCTTGGTTCTGTGCTTCCCCTTGAGCCTTAGCCATCGCAAGTTGCTCAGGAGTACCACCGTACATGTTAGTAGAGACACCTGAACGACCTTGATTGAACAGACGCTCCTCTAGAGCCATACGCTGTCGTTCTTCCTCAGGCCTCTGAGTAGCCCGGATGCGGTTGTATACATCAGCCTCACGGCCTGCTGTAGAGCCTAAGACGTCACCCGCCGCTTGACCTGCCAAGCCTGCGTACTGCTGCCTAAGAGCTTCTACGTCTGACGGAGCCTGCGTTGCTAAGCCTTGAGAGCCTAAGCCTAACGCTTGCTGTCCGAGTTGCCCTATAGCAGCACTGGGTTGCTGTCCTAGTTGTCCACTAACTTGGTTGGCAAACTGCCCCCTAAGTTGGTTGATGTCTCCCGGCTGTGTCTGTGCAGCTTGCATAAACTGACCGCCAAGACCGTACGCTTGCTCTGCTGCTGCTCTACCTCCAGCCTGCCCATACGGCCCTGCGCCTAAAGTTGACTGCGCTTGACCCATGAGCATACTTTGTATTGCCTGCTCCTCTGGGGATAGGGTCGTAGAAGATCCAAATCCTGAGAGAGCACCTTCGGCATCATAAGTTGGCTGGAAACCAAACTTACTACCTGTAGAGGAGGTAACTGAGAAGGGCTGAAATTGAGTTTGGTCCAAACCCAGCTTCGCTAGGTCTAAAGCGCCGGGGACATCTACCATTTGTCCATCAGGCCCCTCAACTTGAGTACCTACGACAGACTGCTCTCCTATGTCTCCTAGTCTACCCATGGCCTCGTTAGTTAAGAATCCTCCTGTGGCTCCTAAACCGAGTAAAGCTAAAAGTTCTTGCATTAGTAAGTACCTCCGTCAATTGTTCCTGAATCCAATGTACCTACAAAGTTTAGGTCAGAGATTGTTACAACACCTGTGAACGTGGGGCTATCTGTGTTAGCCTTAGACGCCACTGCTGTTGCAATATTATTAAACTCTGCGCTAAAGTCAGTACCTCGGATAATCTTAGCTGGATCACCTGAAGGCAAAGCATCCTTAGAAGCAAAGTCTGTTGTCGGTGTATAGTTGCTCATAATGTTTTACCTATCAGTGCTAGTACGTTAATTTCTTGTAGTGACAAAGCGAACCCATTGATGTCTGCTTCAAGTCCAATTGTTATCACACTGCCACCTCCTGTGGCGTTAATGGCCCTTCGAGAAATCAAAGTACCACCAGTGAACTCACCTATGTTAAACTCAGAAATGTTATAGAAGGCCGGGTCTTGACTACCTACAGTGTATGCTTGGGATCTAAACGCAGTACTGAAGTCATAAGCCCAATAGATAAATACCGTAGCTGAGTTAGCGCCTACAATGGTGGGCCTGAGCTTCTTAAGGATCTTTAGCTTTGAAGGGTCACCAAAGGTTAGTCCCGGACTGTAGTATTTAAAGCGATAAGGAGCATTATTGTCTGAGTATCCTGAGTAGATGCTTAGACCGTTAGTGTTACCCACAAGAAGCTCTCCTGACCTTATAGTTTCAAAGGAGAAGAAAGAACTAGAGGGCCAACGAGTGACCCTATATGATCCATTCTCTGTCCTACCCTTAAGATCAAAGCAGTACGTAAGATTATTAGAGGGGAACGACACGAGGTAAAATGTATTCTCTGGTGAGTATATGGTAGCTACTGGCCCTTGTCGGTTAACAAGAGTCTCAATGAACTCAGTCTTAATGTTACCACTGAGGTCGCTAATAGGCATAGACTTCTCTTGGATGGTTCTACCGAAGCTCCTAAGCCCTGTGTCGTCTAAGAAGAGTATGTCAGTACCGATGTGCTGAATAGAGTTTCTATCAATACAACCTACGCCGGGAACTGTGTCAGCAATCGACATAGTAGCTGGAGAGTCTGCACCTTCGTACACAACGATGCTGTGTCTACCAAAGATAATTAGGAGGCTATTGTGTGCTGCGATACCTACGACACTATCGGCACCATCAGGCCAAGCCTCAGAAATATCTATGGAGCCTGAGGAGCCACTAGAGAAATCAGTACCGTTGAGTAAGTCAGACCAATAGATAATCTGTGCACCTTCGTTACTATCGACTACCCAGAGTCTACCGTATGCCGCAGCAACTTCATTACAATACAAAGTTGTAAGCGTTGTGTGTCCTTCGTAGTCACCAAAGGTCTGAAGGCCACCTGTGTCGGTATAGATGAGTGGCTCTTGTCCTCTCTGGAAGAAGTAAGCAGCGTTGTTGAAGTTTACGGTGCGCCAGTCGTTCTCAGCTATTACGTAACCTACTGGTGTTTCGTCAACAAAGTCATGGACCCCTGAGAGTATCTTATCGTTACCCATGCTGAACAGAACATTATTACCTGAGTCATCGAAGAACTCGTGTATGGAATGTACGTAGTCAGTGCCTAACTCTGTCTTATCGTCTGTAAGCGTATCAAGACCTTTACGTGCTGCAATGCGTCCTCGCTTGTCAATGACAGCGTTATCTGCAACATCAGCAAACGAGGGGTCCTGAGCTAACGGGGAATCCTCAGTGTTGATCCCCTTGAACGCAGGAGCAACTAGGTTTATACTTTGTAAGGGCTGGGCCATACACTAGCTCCTAAGGGGTATACCAGTCTGTTGCATAAGGGTGCTTCTGTGCGTCCAGAGCGATAGCATCAGAGAGATACTGATTAGCAATAGCAAAGTACTCGGCTGTTGATGTGCCTCCTGTCTCGCCTCGCTCACGGGCTGATAAGGCTACCGCGAGGTGAATCACAGGCATGTTAGGAATCATTAGCTTATCTGTGTCAGCCACTAGCTCATCGTTACGTAAGACACAGTTGAACCTAACAACATAAGCACCGTCAGGCTTAGGGTATACATCTATCTGAGTATCGCCATTAGAATCAAGGCCCCTATAGGTGTACAACTGAGGTGACCCCTTAACAGGCTCTTGGTTGTAATACTGATTATCAAACCAGTCAGTAGTACGATAGTCCATGAAGAAATCAGAGGTGTCGTTGATTACATTCAGAGCCTTCACAGTGTCCTTGGTGTCAAGTAGAGGGTAAGTTAAGACATCCTCAGAGGTCGTGAACACTACTGTAGTCCGTAAGGCTGACCAGTCCCAAGAAGTCTCTATAAGTTTCTTAGCATCGTTAACGAAGTCACCTATCATCTTACTGTAGGTAGAGGAGTCAACACTAGGAACCTCCTCTTCTCGCATCCTTCTCAGGACGTTGTTTACTAATTGTAAATATGTCATGCAAAGTACTCCGAAAACAGAGATGAAACAAGTGACTTACGCTGCTTAGATTCGATTAAAGCTTGGATCTGCAAGGGATTATAATCAATGCCACTTAAGAAGCCTTCAAACTCACCGTTATTACTGCCTCCAGCACCTCCACTAGCTCCACCACCCCCGGTTATCGGAGGCTCTTCTGGAGGAGGGGGAGGAGGAGTGTCTACTATAGGGTCTTCTACTACAGGATCTTGTACTACGGGGTCGTATGCATTACACCCTGAGCCGCCACCGAATGTAAATGGATCACACTCTTCTTCCTCAGTTACTACCTCTTCTTCCTCAGTTACTTCTCCTCCTGTTATTACTTCCTCTTCTTCTTCTTCCTCAGGATCAGGTACAGAGTTAAACATACTACCGAATAGGCTAATGACTTGTTGCTCTCTAGGGTTTATCTCACCCTGCTCATAAACTACACTTTCTCCTCCAAAGGTAAGCCCATCTTCAGGCTCCTCGACTTGCTCCTCAGGATCAGGGACGGAGTTGAAGGCGCTGCTAAAGAAGTCAAGGACTTGATTTACTCTAGCGTTTTCTGCTGGCTCTTCTTGCTCCTCGACTTGCTCCTCGACTTGCTCCTCAGTTTGCTCCTCGACTTCTTCTTCTTCGCCACCTACAATAGTTTCTTCTTCAGAACTACCTATGGTTTCCTTAACCCAGTCGTACACATCTTGACCTGCTGCAACACCGCCTACAAGGACATCCCAGACACTTGAGGGGACATCTAAGGTTCCCTCTAGTATCCCTTGTACGAAGGCTCCGGGATCAGAAACAATGTCTCCAAAGACATCTTTAACCTTGTTAACCAATGTTCCTACAGGGTCGTTGATTAAATCCTCCACAGTGCCTATGACTGTAGATGACGGGGGTAAACCTACGGGAATACCGGGGATGAATACGTTTTGGTTAGCTGGGTTAAATATAGACCCACCACCAGTAGCAATAACACCGTATCCTCCATTGAGTATTTCCCAAATGTCTCCACTGGGTAAATCAACACCTACAGAAGTAAGCACACCTCTAATGGCATCTCCCCACTCCTCAGGGTCGCTAGGTAGGGCATCTTTAATGTTACCCCAGAGTTCTTCCCAAGTTGGGAACTCTTCTTTAATCTTATCAATCCCTTCTTGTACAGTAGAGGTAACACCTTCAACCAATGTTTCTTCAGTCTCCTCAGTCTCCTCAGGAGGGTTACCATCAGTACCGTTGATTGCAGTGCCTCCTGCGTTAATCAACTGTTGGTCTTGCTCCCAAGGTTCTAGGTCATCCCAGCCTTCTTGGTTGTATATGGAATCCTTAAGGTCTTGAGCAGCCTGTACTTCAGCATCAAGCTCCTCGTTACCGTTGACCCTTACGGTTTCAATTTGAGTTTCTATTCCGTTCTCGCCAGCCACTTCTATGTAGTTATCACGTACAACAGTGTCTACAAAACCATCACCGTCTGTGTCAATAGCATAGGCACCTGTGTCATCGAAGGGGTCTTCTCCATCTACAGAATAAGGATCATCTAGATCAGGCTCTTCATTGTACTCAGCTAACCACTGTTGAGCACGGTCATAAGCAGGTGCGTTTTCTCCAATGCCTTCAATGTGCGCTACTGCATCTTCGCCATATAGGCACTCGTGATTATCTCCTTGTCCTTTGTTAAACCCACCAGTAGCAGTACACGTCTGCCTCTTTATACGCATTGCTTCTCTTACGTACTGATTAGCCTGCTGTGAGCCTCCTTGGTATGAGGTTTGTTGAGCACCACCGTCAAGTCCGACATTAATTTCTTGTCCTATGGGTTTTCTTTTATCATCTACATAAGCAGTCATTATTTACCCCTCAACATCCGTCAGAGCTACCACCAAAGGTGAACCCATCACAGGCTTCTTCTGTCTCCTCTGTCACTACCTCTTCTACTACACAGGAGCCGCTGCTGCCACCAAAGGTCAACCCCGACTGTGGACACACCTCAGTAATCTCCACCAAAGGTGTCAAGGGTCTAATGTCGAAGCCACCCTCGTTGAACCGTGTGAACGTCCATACAGTCCCATCATCTATGTACACCTTGGAGCCTACAGGTAACGCTACGACCCTACCGTCATCTAAGTAAATCTCAGCAGCCATAGTAGAGAAGGTGACTAAGGTGAGTAGTAGAACAAATGCATTCATTTCTTGATTTCCTTTGTGTGAGTTTCAGTTTCAACTTCAGTGTGAGCACAGAAGCCCAAGCACACCGTAGATTTCTCTCGTAGTGTGCCTGAGCATCCACAGAGTAACACGAGTGCTA